TATAGCAAAAGGTCGTGAGGACTTGAAACAAAGTCTAAGACGTGCTCAGATTAGACTTGCACTAAGTGGCAATGCTACCATGTTGATATGGTTAGGCAAGAACATATTGGGTCAGAGTGATAACCCAATGGATAGTGAAGCCAACGCACCATTACCATGGAGCGATAACGAGTAATGGCACTAAGCATGCCACAGATTCAAATAGTAGAAGCCCAGCAAAGGTTCAAAGTTGTCATTGCTGGTCGACGCTTTGGTAAAACACATCTTTCAATCCGTGAATTATGTAAGAATGCTAGGATACCAGATAGAGAAGTATGGTATGTGGCACCAACCTACAAACAGGCTAAGATGATTGTGTTTAAGAAACTTAAACGTAGACTACAAGACCTACGTTGGTTAAGCAAGGTCAATGAAACTAACCTAAGTTTTGAACTTAAGAACGGTTCAACCATTAGTCTTAAAGGTGCTGATAATTATGACAGCCTTAGAGGTGTGGGATTAGATTTTCTAGTCTTAGATGAATTCGCCGATATAGATCCCGAAGCATGGTATGAAACATTAAGACCCACACTGGCAGACAAGCTGGGATCAGCCTTATTCATAGGCACACCCAAGGGCATGAACTGGGCACATGATCTCTACACTATGGCAGATGAATACCCTGACGAATGGAAGAGTTTTCAGTTCACAACCATAGAAGGTGGTCAGGTCACAGCTGAAGAAGTTGAAGCAGCAAGACGTAGTCTCGATATAAGAACGTTCCGCCAAGAGTTTGAGGCCACTTTTGAAACATTCTCAGGTAGGGTATTCTACGCATTTGAGCGTAAGAACAATGTTCGAGCCTATCAGGGCGATTTACCGCCTGAATTACTTATTGGTGTTGACTTTAACGTAGACCCAATGTCAGCAGTGGTAGCAGTAAGGATTAAAGATGGTCTACACGTTATAGATGAAATTAAAATATATGGGAGTAACACAGATGAATTGGTGGATGAAATTAAAACTCGCTATCCTACGCAGAGGATTAGCTGCTTCCCAGATCCGGCAGGTGCAGCTAGAAAAACGTCGGCAGGAAATCGTTCAGACCATACTATACTTAGAACAGCAGGTTTCCAAGTAAAAGCACCTTCAAGTCATAATCCTATTAGAGATGGTGTTAATGCTGTTAATGCTAAATTATGTAGTAGTTCAGGCATTATCGGCTTGTATATTGATCCTAGGTGTAAATATGTTATTGAGTGTTTAGAGAAACAGACTTACAAAGAAGGCACGAGTCAAGTTGACAAGGATAGTGGTTTCGATCACATGAATGATGCGTTGAGATATATGGTGGATTACTTATTCCCTATTCGTCAACCCACAGAGTTGCCCACAATCCGTCGTTGGGGACATCAACTTGCTAATTAAAGGATTATAACAAATGGCGAATCAGACCTTACTGGACGATTACCGTAGACTTTCAATGACCAACTTTGAGTATGGTCGCAATAGAGGTCGTTGGCAATTTCTATTAGACAGTTTCATTGGCGGTGATGACTATCGTAGAGCAGGCTACCTAACCAAATATGTATTGGAACAAAGTGGTGAATACAACAATAGATTACAGGTCACACCATTGGACAACCACTGTGCCAGTATCATATCAGTGTATATGAGTTTCTTATTCCGTCAGGATATCGAACGTGACTTTGGTGATTGGGAAGGAATGCCAGATCTACAAAGCTTCTTAGATGATGCCAACTATGATGGACAAAACTTTAATGCGTTCATGAAAGAAGCCGCAACTTGGGCCGCAGTATTTGGTCATACTTGGGTCATCATGTCAAAGGCCAATGTTGGTGCTGAGACTCTAGCACAAGAACTTGAATCAGGAGCCAGACCTTATATGAACATTGTTTCACCATTGGTTGTCAATGATTGGACATGGGAACGTAAGATTAATGGTGAGTATGAATTAGTCTATATTAGATATATTGAAGATATCCTAGACAAGATGACCATACTAAAAGAGATCACTCCCACAGAGATCAAAACCTGGGTTCTAGATGACACACAAAAAGAAGCACAGATCCGAGCAGTTGAACCCAATGGTCTAGGCCGGGTTCCTGCTGTTTTAGTCTACAATAAAAAGAGCCTAGTGCGTGGTCAAGGCGTTAGTGACATTGGTGATATTGCCGATGTTCAACGCATGATATATAACCTAACATCAGAAATTGAGCAAAGTATTAGACTAGATGGGCATCCTACATTGGTTGTGCCACCCACAGCACAGTTGGGATCAGGAGCAGGTGGTCTTATTGTTCTTCAAGATGGCAGTGATGCTGCACTTAATCCCTATTACCTAGAACATAATAGTTCAGGTGTAAGTCAAATACGTGAAACCATTAAACACCTTATTGACAGCATAGATCAAATGGCCAACACAGGTGGAGTAAGAGCCACAGCCCACAGTAGCCAAAGTGGCATCGCAATGGAAACAGAATTTCAATTGCTCAATGCTAGATTGGCTGAGAAAGCAGATAGTTTAGAAAATGCTGAAGAACAGATATGGGAATTGTTTGGTCAGTTCCAAGGACGTGAATTCACTGGCTTTATTAAATATCCAGACAGTTTTTCTATAAGAGATGTTCAGCGTGAATATAATGAATTAGTCAGTGCTAAGACTGCGGCCAGTGAACCAGCAACTATGGCATTAATTGATTATCGTATTAGAGAATTGTTAGATGATCCTAATCTACCACCAGAACCAGCAAGTCATCTAGCAGGTCAGGGCATTGAACAACCTCCAACACCAACAGGTAGTCCGACCAGTGTTAGTCCTGGATTACGCCCACGCAGATATTTCTCATCAACAATTACAGGCCTAGAATAAGGAATAATAATGGATCAACTAATACAATCACTATTACTGGCCTTTGCCAACAACTTTACATTTTATCTTAAGAGCCACAACTATCATTGGACTGTTCAAGGTGAGAACTTCCCACAATATCACACATTTTTAGAAGGTATCTATACTGATGCACAGGAATCAATTGATGACTATGCTGAACAATTAAGACGGCTCGGAGCGTTTCCCAAAGGTGATTACACTAGCATTGTCAGTGAAAGTGAATTGACTGACAAACCTGAGGATGTTGTTGACCCACAAGTGATGTTTACAAATCTTCTAGCAGATTTGGACATCCTTGTGGCGAGATTACAAGATACATTTGATCTAGCCACTGCCAGCCGTGAATATGGTCTACAAAATTTCCTAGCAGATCGTATTGACACACATCGCAAACAACAGTGGCAGTTGAATGCCACATTGACCTGCCTTCCAGAAGCAGAAGTTCAACCAAGAACTTATCCAGATGGTCTGCCAATTCCAGACTGCCTGCCAGCCAAGTATCAACCTGCCAGCAACAGTGGTGTGCCACAGGGACAGAACTGTGCCAACTGTGAATACTACAATCCCAACGAAAACAATCAATGCGAATTATGGCACGGTGAAGTCCGTCCACTATATTGGTGTGCCAAGTGGGCACCAGAACCCGCACAAGGAGCATAAAATGACTAAACAAACTAAACTAATTCAAGGTTACTCAACTAAGAGTATCAGCAAGAACATTGGCTATGAAATGAAAAAACACACCGGTATGAAACAAGCACAGGCTGTGGCCATTGCTCTTTCAACTGCCAGAGCCAACGCACCCAAAGGTATGAAGGCCAAGTTTAATCCACCAAAGAAATAATCATGCCAGTTCATAGAGTTCAAACTACCAAAGATGGTCGTCCAGTTACAGGATATCGTTGGGGACAACATGGACATATCTATACTGGACCGGGCGCTCAGGCCCGGGCTAGTCGACAAGGACAAGCAGCCTATGCTAATGGATATAAAGGACCTAAGAAATGAAAAAGAAACCATATAAACCGGTTAAGCCACCTAAAAAGTGGTAAGGTAATAAATATCAACACTGGATGACAAGGTTGTCATCTAATAAACATACTTCTGAAGGGGAGGCGATGCAACGATGTCAGACAATACATTGGCTAACGAGGACACTGGGTCCGATACAAATAACAACCAGGCAGCAGAAAAGTTCTACACACAAAAGGAAGTTGACGACATGATGGCTCGCACTAAAAATGCGATCACCAAGAAGTTTAGTTCCAAGTATGAAGATCTCGGCGATATAGAAGAGCTACGTCAAATCAAGCAACAAGCTGAGAGACAAAAACTTGAAGAGCAAAAAAAGCGCGGAGAGTTCGATCAGATTTTGCAGACATTGGCGCAGAAAAAAGACGAAGAAATTCGTAAGCGTGATGAGATCATTAAGGGATATACAGTAGATGTGCCATTGGTCAATGCAGCAGCTCAGTTTCGTGCAGTCAATGCCGATCAAGTCAAAGCATTGTTAAAACCACAGGTTAGGTTGAACGATAATGGTGAGGTAGAAGTTCTCGATCAAAAGGGAACAGTTAGATACAACGACCAAGGTCAACCCTTCGGAGTAACAGATTTAGTCAAAGAATTCTTAGACACTAATCCACATTTCGTAGCAGCCGGAGCCAGCACCTCAAATAGTAAATCCAATATTGGTCGTAGTCAAGAAAAAATAGATATTTCAAAACTAGACTTTAAGAATCCTAATGATAGGAAATTATATAAAGAACTAGGTTTGGGATTACAAAAAAAATTAAACTAAAGGATTTATAAAATGAGTTATCCATCAAATAACAATACAAACATTAACAATGAATTGTATGCAAACTTCGTAGCGCAGGCTCAATTTGCTGCCTATGAGAACTCCATTGCTCGCCAAATGGTCACAGTATTCGATGTGCCTATGAACGCTGGTAAAGTTGTTCAGGTTCCAGTATGGGCCGCTATCTCCGCTCAGTTAATCACTGACGAGGCAGCTGCAACTGCTAAAACCACAAACACCACAGCTCCAACAATCACATTGGCTGAGCACGTGGTCTACAATCAAGTAACAGATATGTTGCGTGATAGTTCTTATGGTGATGTAATGGCACAATTGGGTGACCAATCTGGTCGTGCAATTGCTGAAAGCATTGACACACAAGTATTTGCTGAATTTGCTAACTTTAGCACAAATGCTCTAGGAAGCACCAGCACTGAATTAACAGTTGATTTGATTCTTCAAGCTGCTGCTAAACTACGCACACAAAAGTTAACTGGACCATTCTTCGGAGTTGTTCATCCTAACCAAGCATATAATATCAAGAAACAATTGACTTATAGCTCACAAACCAATGTTCCAGCATTGAGTGACACAGGTAACAGCGTGCTAAGTGGTTTCTATCTAGGTAGCATCGGTGGTGTTAACATCTTCGAAAGCGCTCTAGTAGCCGCAGTGACCACAGGTGGTGCAACTGCTTATCGTGCTGGTGTCTTTGATGCTCGTGCTTTAGGTCATGCAATGCGTGGTGGTATTGATCTTAATACTTTATATCTACCTGCTGCTCGTGCAACAGATATGGTTCTAAAAGCTGTAGCCGGTGCTGCTGCTATTCAAGAATCATTTGGTTGTGCAATCGTTGCCGAAGGTGTGGTAAACTAATATTCTAGTAATTTTTGGAGAACAACAATGGCATTTATTAAATTTCAAGGTAATGTAATATCTTTTGCAGAATACAGTGATGTAACTAACATTGATCAACGTGTCTTTGAAGCTAATGAAGGTCTAACCAGTGCCATTGTTGAAGCATTGTTGGAGCGCTCAACACAAAGGATCATATACAACATCGGAGCAACGGATTGGTGGAGAACCTACTGGATTCGTCAAAGCGGTGGAACATATGATCCCTTGATTTATACTTCAGGATTACTGGCAATTCCTCCACCTAACCCTAACTACATTCTAGATCGACAGCCAGATTTCACTGACCTTTGTGTTTATTACGCATTGAGTTATTATATCTATCCAAAGATCGCAGATTTTAGCACACAGGATAGTGCGGAAAAAACCAAGATTGGTTTTATGAATGAAAAGTATAGAAGTTTATTTCAAGAGTTAATCGATGATGGAAGTTGGTATGATTTTTCAGGGAATGGCACAATCACTCCCTTAGAAAAGATGCCCACTAGAACCAACATCCAAAGAGCAAGATAATGCGAACACAATTACTATCAGCAATTACTCAGGCAATTAGCACACTTACCCAGTTTGCTGTTGTCACTGAATTGCCCTTTGAATCTAGTGGAAATCCTTTATACCGTAAGAATATGAAGAAGATCTATGTTGATCAGGAATACCGGGTAGAGAACACTCTTTATCCTGTATTAGATGGTAACAATGTTATGCAAGACCAATTGATAGCAAATGTCTATTTGGCCTGCGACGCAAAAAACACTCCTACACAATTAGACTCTGTGGTTACAAAAATATTATCAGCCAAGGATTCGACGAATGTAGTTAATTTCCAATCGGAAAGTGATTACACAGTGGATAAACAAGAAGATGTATTGATCTACAATTTTGAATTTAGATTTGATACAGTAAAACAATAAAGGAAAATAAGATGTCATATATTAATGTCAGTGCTCCTTCTCAACACGCAATAATTCAAATCTCTACTGGTACTATCGCTAGTACTAGCACAGGTTATGTTGTTCCAGCGTTGCAGAATGTCACTATAAACAATGCAGCGGGAGTATTTAATTGGACTCAATTAGATGTGTTCTCACAATTAGCGGTTTCAACACCTGCTACAAACAGCATTGCTGCTAATATGGTTTTAGACTCTACAACATTCTTCACAGGAAGCAATAGTGTAGCTGGTCTATTCGATCTAAGCAACAATGCCACTGAAATATATTTCCGTGTATATTTCAATGGTCGTGGTGCTGGTGCTCAGTATGTGGAAGGAAGTGGTTTCATCACTAACCTAGCACCTACTGTTAATCCAACTGCACCAGTTTGGGTAAGTCCTATCACTATCACAGTGAATGGTAACTTGACCACAGACACAGTTTAATCAAGTAATTGATTTAGAATAAAGGGTCTTTATTGGGCCCTTTTTCTATGATTACTTAAATAGTCAGCAGGAGAAAGATTTATGGATTTAAGACATTACTCAAATAATGACCTGTTACGCAGTCTAGAAGCCGAAGTTGCCAAAAGTCTCGCAGAGGTTAGAGCAGCGCAAAGTGATCTAGACAAAGTTAATAGCCGATTGAGATTTGCTCTATCGGTTATACACATATTAAAAGATAAGGAAGATTAAAAGATGAAACTCACACAATTAGCAGCAAAACCTAAATTAGTTAAAATTGAACTCAATGATGAGGATGTCATCAAGGAGTATGGTGAACCATTGGAATTTTGGATTTGGGATCGTCAACCAATGGACAAATATGTTCGATTAGCACAAATGAAAGGTGATAATCTTGGAGAATTAGTTAATACTGTAAATGAAATGATTTTAGACGAAGATGGTAATATTATTATCAAAGATGGCATTGTATTGCCCACAACAATAATGACCAAAGTTATTAGTAAGGTAGTAGAAACTCTGGGAAAGTAACACAGGAGACCATAGAACCCAAAAGTATCGAAAATAGTTTAATATTAAGTATAGATATGATGGGACAACGCTATGGTCTATTGCCCAGTGAGATTATGATTAGAGCCACAACATTCGATCTAGTCATAATGGATTCGGCACTGAGTTATGAAAGATATGTTAGAGAAACGTCTGAAGAAGGTTATGTTCCAAATTTAAGCGTTGAAGAATTAATAAAAATAAAGGAAAATGTTTAATGATTGATATGAAAATCACATTCAATAATGTTAGTTCCAAAGAATTAACAAAGTTGCAAGCAGGATTAAAAAAGATCCCTCAAGATGCTTTCCAATATTTTGTAGCTCAGACTCCTATTCGCAGTGGTAATGCTAGACGTAACACTCATTTAAGTGGTCAAACTATTTTTGGTGATTACCCTTATGCTGAGAGATTAGATGAGGGTTATTCTAGTCAAGCACCAAAAGGTATGATTAAACCCACTGAGGCCTACATAGATAGGCAAGTTAAAAAATTATTAGGAAAATAATATGGCCGGCGATACTATTAAACTAACAGCAGATGCTTCACAGGCAATAGCCACTATTGAGAAAGTCAAAGGTTCTTTGGAATCTATGAATAGTGTAATAGGTGGATTACATACAAAATTAGCTGGTTTATTATTAGGTGCAACAATTACAAATGCTATTGCATTTGCCGATAGTATCAGTGATCTATCTAAAGCTACAGGAATTGCAGAACAAAACTTATTAGGATTTAGTGCTGCTGTTAAAGCCAATGGGGGTGATAGCGAATCTGCTGAAAAGTCAATGCAAAAATTTATTCAAAGCATTGGTGATGCTGCTAACGGAAGTCTACAAGTTCAAACCGCATTTAGTCGTGTTGGTGTTACATTAAAAGATCTTAGAGATTTAAGTGAACAAGATTTATTAAAAAAGACATTAGAAGGGTTGGCAAAAATGTCCGATGCTGGCCAGCGGGCGGCTGCGGCACAAGATATATTCAGTAAAAGCCTTAAAGGAGTTGATTTAAAAGGACTGTCAGGCGATTATGATGAAGCCACTAAAAAGCAATTAGAATATGTAAAAAGTATTAAAGAAGCTGGAAAATTACAAGATACTTTAGATGAAGCTTTTAAGAAATTTCAGAAAACAATATTAAAAAGTTTAGAACCATTAGCAACATTTATTAATAATCTCAAACCTGAACAAATTGATTCATTCATCAAAGCTATAATTCAATTGGGTGCAGCAGCTGGAAGTTTAGTAATATTAGGAAAAATTGCAGAAGGTATTTCTATTGCATTCCTCGGTGGTGCAGCATTATGGGCCAAAGGCACAGCATTAATAACTAGTGGAATAGCAAGTATAGGAGCTGTTTTAGTAGGATTTGGCGAATCCATTGGAGGATTTATTGTTTGGTTGGCTAGGTCTGCGTTGGCTTTTAATTCTCTGGAAATTAGTATTGCCGGTATTGGAGAAGCATTATCATTTCTAATTGCACTAATAGTTCCCATTGGAACACTATTAACAGGCATTGCAGAAATTGCCATTGTAGTTGCCGCTGCTGGCGTAGCAGTATATGGATTAGGAGAACTCATTGATCTAGCATTTGATACCAATATCATTGATACATTTAATAAGTATCTATCAGCAACCTGGGGATGGATTAAAGATGTTTATGCTGCCACATTGGCATTATTAGGTCTTGGTGATAAAGAAGTTGGTCCAAAAGGGCGTAGTTATTCAGCAAACGATGTTAAGAATATGAATGAATACGTCGATGGACTAAAAAAAGTTAATGAAACTGATAAACCTAAAAGAGAAGTTATTGATGCATTGGCCAAACGCAGAGCCGAGATTGAAAATATTAGTAAAGCATTTGCCAAACAAAATGAACAAACATTAATTGGCATTCAAAGAGAAACTTCATATATAGGAGTTAGTGCTGATCAAGTTGAGATATTAAAAGCTCAGGCCAGCGTAATGGATAAAGCTAAAGATGAGGTTGATAAATTACGCCTTGCTAAATCATTATTATCTAAAGCTGAAGCCGGATTAGCCGGAACTTATGATAAGCAAATTAACAAAATAAATGAATTAGCAGCAACACAATCTGATCAGATTGCCCAAGCTGTTAAAAATAGAGAATATCTAACTAATCAAGAAAAGATAGCAGCAGATTTATTGGTCAAAGATCTAGATCGCATCAATGCAAAATATGATGAAAGAATTAAAGTTGAAAAAGCATTAAAAGATATCACTGAAGGTATTACATTAAAGAAAACTGAAGTTCAATTTGAAACTACACAAATAGGTCAAGGTCCACTTGCTCGACAAATGGCTCAAATACAAGAAGATGCTCGTAAAAATGCTCAAGCAGCAGCCAAGACATTTATTGATAGTTTTGATAATTATGATGGTAGTATTGAACAATATAATCGACTTCGTGCTGGATTAGATGAGATTGCTCAAGGATGGAAAGATATATCTGATGCTCAAATTGAAAACTTAAAAAATAGTCGTAGTTGGAGTGCAGGTTGGGATGAGGCATTTGCCACATATAAAGAAAATGCTTTTAATGCTGCTGATCAAGCTAGAACATATTTCAGTGATTTTACCAAAGGATTCGAAGATATGTTTGTATCATTAGTTACAACTGGTAAATGGAGTTTCACAGATTTTGCCAATAGTATCATTGCTGACTTTGCTCGCATACAGGCTAAAAAATTATTAGTTAGTATGATGTCAGGTGGTTCAGGTAATATCTTTAGCAGTATTGCTAGTGTGTTTGGATTTGCAGCAGGTGGACAAACAGACGGAAAAAGTCCAATTATGGTTGGTGAACGTGGACCTGAAATGTTTTTACCAGGTAGCGCAGGAACAATCATACCAAACAATCAACTAGGTCAAAGATATCAACCATCAATCACCAATGTAAACTATAATATACAAGCTGTGGATGCCAGTAGTTTTAGAAGTTTAGTGGCTCGTGATCCACAGTTCATCTATGCTGTGACGGAACAGGGTCGTCGTAGCCAACCAAGTCAGCGTTTAGCATAAAGGAATAATATGACAGCAATACAAACCATTATAGATTCAGCTGCAAAGATTAGAATTGATCGTCGTCGTGTAGTATCACAAAGTATCAGTCGCAGTTTTAGAATTAAAGCAGCAACTAGAAATAGTGCCCAACCTTGGCGTATGTCTGTTACCCCAGCAGGCTACTTTGCCTATGATACTAATCGTGCATTAGTGGAAGATTTGATTAACACTGATCGTAACACAGAGGTCACTGTAAATCTAGCCAATAATACTAATCTACATTGGCTCACTGAATATCAAGGTGGTATCAAATCTACCGACATTGGCAACTTTACAGCCACTACTTGGACAGGAACCACAGTGACCATTGGTGGTTTACCCAGTATTGGTGCCCCAGCAGCACACGGATTAGTAACTACTAATACTGTGGTGTTTGCCGCAGGTGATTTAATACAACCTACAAATAGTCGTTATCCATATACCGTGGTAAACACTGTGACTAGAGGTTCAGGTAGCACAGTTATATTGACTGTAAATCGACCATTAATCACCAGTGAAAATATCACAGTTACAGGTGATATCAAAGTAGGAATAGAATGTGAATTTCATATGTTGATCACTAAATTTCCTACATATGATATTGTGTCAAGAAATAGAATGCAATTTACAGATGATTTTGAACTTATAGAGAAAGTTATATAATGCTTAATATACCAGCAGTCCAAGGTACCAATGTTAGACATGGAATGTTAATTAGATTAACAGTCAATGGCACGGTCTATCGTTTGGCCAACACTTGGAGCCCGATTACATTCAATGGTGAGAATTATCAGGCATTGGGACACTTTCTTGGTGTGAATCAAATGCAGGATGATTTAAAAATTACTAATAATAGTATTCAACTTAGCATAAGTGGTATACCCAAAGATGCCAGTGAACCAGATACACCCAATTATATGGGATTGATTTTAGATGAAAGAATCAAAGGTAGTAAGGTTCAAATTTATCGTATATTTTTTAATCCCACTACCAACGAATTATTATCTGGACAAACCAGTTTAAGATTTAGTGGATATATCAGCAATTTTAATTTATCTGACAGTGTGGATATTGATTCTAGATCAGGCACTAATAATATTGTTGTAGAATGCAGCAGTATTCATGCTATTCTAGAAAAGAAGATATCGGGTCGCAGAACTAATTCCACTGATCAGAAAGGATTATATCCCTCTGATACAGGTATGGATCGTGTTGTTGCTATTAGTCAAACAGCCTTTGACTTTGGCAAACCATATACCGCACCTAGTCCAGCAACCCCTACTGATATAGCAATTTAATATGATTAAACTAGCAGAATCTCTATTTGATGTTGCAGATGCAATCTCATTGGTTCAAAGTTTCCTCAATGAAACTAGTTATAGTCAAGGGGCATTGGCTGCTAGCAATCGCGAACATCTAGGTCTTTTGGTATATAGAATTAAACAACATGGTTATATATGGTTGGCCTATGTTGATAATCAACCTGTGGGGATATTAATGGCAGTCAAAGAAGCCAATATGTGGATACCAAGTATTATTCAAATGAGAGAAATGGTGTGGTATGTTAAACCTGAATATAGAAATTCTAGTATAGGTGGTAGATTATTCGTTGCCTATACCCTACAAGGGGAAAAACTCTGCAAAGAAAGCGTCATACAAGGATACTTTACCACTCGTATGAGCACCACAAATAGTATTGATCTAGAGCGCCGTGGGTTTAGACGCACTGAAGAAACATATTTAAAGGAACACTAAGATGCCAGTTTTTACCTATGTGGCCAGTTATATTGTAGCCGAAATTATTGGTGTTGCCGGTGCTGCTGTTTTAGGTAGTGCCGGTGTGGCATTTGTCACCAGTTCAATTGCAGTTGGTCTAGCAGTGGTCACCAGCAGATTGATCAATGGTCCTGGTCCTCAAGGAGGCAGTGGTGGTGGAGCACAGAATCAAGGTACTAGAGTTCAACTTCCACCTAACACAGAATATAAAGTTCCATTAATCTATGGTCATGCATATCAAAGAGGTATTATCACTGATGCACATATCAGCAATGCAAATAAAACAATGACCTATGTATTGACTCTCAGTGAAAAGACGGACACAGGTACTTGGACTGTGGGTGATATTCTATGGAATGATCAAAAGTTAGTATATCGAGCAGATGGATACACTGTGGATTCTAGTATAACCAGTGATGGATCAACCAATACTAATTTCAGTGGTTTAATTAGAACCTGGGTCTATGCAGGTGGCACAGCATCAGCCAATCAAATCCAAGGACCATCTACCAAAGTCAATGCCTATGATATTATTCCAGAAATTAATAGTTCATATCAAATGAGTGATCTAGTATTTGCAGTAGTTCAACTTGATTATAGTGCTGAAAAAGGTATTACTGGTTTACCAGCAATGAGTTTTGAATTAAACAATAGTTTATCTGATCCAGGATTGGTATGGAAAGATTATATGACCAATGTTCGATATGGATGTGGATTTACAGAATCAAATCTAGATCTAGACAGTGTCACAGATTTATCCTCATTGAGTAATACCATACCTAGTAATCAATATGAAAGTGATGGAACTACTACCAGCACTCAAAAGCGTTATGTAATCAATGGTGTTATGAATACCGGAGATACAGTTAAAACTAATTTAGATAAAATCAATCTAGCATCAGCAAGTTGGACAACCTATGATCATAAATTGGGTCAATGGCGTGTTATATCCAATCGTGCATCTACAGTGGGTGAATTAGCTGCTGCACAGGTATTTGATGATGATAACATACTAGGTGATATTACAGTGACCAGCACTAATTTAGAAAGTTTATACAATGGTGTAGAGGTCAGTTTTGCCAATGGTCGAGCATTGGATCAAACTGATTATTATAAGGCTAATTTGAGTGCTGGTCAATTAAACACACTAGAACCAGTGAATATCATGCGTATGTCCACTGCACTGTGTAACAATGGTATTCATGCTGGTAGAATTGGTAACATTGAATTGCGTCAAAGTCGAATAGATCTTATTGTGGCATTTACTGCAGATTATTCAGCATTGCAAACTGAGGCAGGTGATATTATCAAATTAACCAATGCTCAATATGGATTTGATAATCAATTATTCCGTGTTACCAGAGTCAGAGAAACAGAAACTGAGGATGGTGGATTAACCGCAGAGATCACTGCCTTGCAATATGATTCCACAGTCTATGATGATACCAGTCTAAGTAATTTCGCAGGTAAACCATCAAGTAACATTCCGGTATATGGAAGTAGCACCAATGCTCCGGCACCGAGCACCCCTGTTATCAGTAATCAAACTCCTAGTGCAACGGTGCCAAGTTTTGATCTAACCACTGTGATTAGTTCTGTGAGTGGACCTGTAAGTCAAATACAATGGTATTATGGTACCAACACCAATGCTAGTAGTTTATTAAAAAATATAAGTCCCACAGGTGGTGGAAATTATAGTCCAGGTATTAGTGTCACAGATACCATTACCACATTAAACACAGGCACTTATTATTTTAAAGCTAGAACAGTGGTAGCAGGAAATAACAGTCCATATAGTTCAACTTCCACAAGTTTGTCTTGGGCACCACATCCTATTAATTCTAGCAACTATGGAAGCATAGTTTAATTATAGGGTCTTTCGCAGGGGTATTATTTCAAGTTCGCTAAATATCCAAGCAGACAATATACTTGATATCGCCTCAGTGATATCATTTTAAACCTCAGGAGACATATATGGCTGGAGTTCTATCATTCTCTCAATTTATCGGTGGTCCGGATAATGTTATCATGGAATCCGATTTTCCAAGCACAACTAAAACCTATGCTTATGCATTCAATACCAATGTCACAGGTTGGACATTCAAGTTAGATGCTCAGGTTGTTGTAGTTGATATTATGGCCTATGACAGAGATGGTAACCCCAATTTCACTGATAGCAAAATTATTGGAAGTTATCCATATAGTGTGGTCAATACTTCAACAAATATCACGGTTATGAATACTGCCAGTGGTATTGTTAATGTCACACATCCCGCAGGTTTATACGCAGGACCAATTGTTCCTGATGCCAGAGTAAACAATCCTATCCTAGTTATGGGATTATCTTGGACTGATAATCAAACACCCAAGCAAACTAATACACATCGCATTGCCAAGATTATGGCCTGGGAACCACAGGTTACAGTAGGTGATCCAGTATTAGGCACAGGTTACACAGCACTTGTATTAGCCTCAGCAGTTTAATAGGGGCAACTAATGGCCTACACAATTAATATCACAGAGGTATCAAATACCGTAACTGCCACGGTAATTGAATTTCCAGTAACAGTTACACCAGCTGATGGTATATCGTTTACTGTAACCAATGTTATTCAAAATTTCTCTGCAACCAGTATATTGAATACATTCACAGTCTATCAAAATGCTGTGGAATTAAAGATTGATGATTTTGATAATATATTTAAAGGTGATTGGGTCAGTGGTACCACATATCTTCGTGGTGATCTAGTAAACTATGCTTATAGTTTATATGTCACTCATATCAACACTCTAAGTACCTTGGTCAGTGTGGTAACTCCTGCTGTAGATACCACAAATTGGCGCAGAGTAGTTTGGCACGAGGCCCCATTTGATCATATAACAGTTACAAATGCCAGTAGACTCATTGGCCCTGTGACTATGGAAACTCCATTAGCATTATTGACAGTGACCAATACCACTAGATTAATTGGCCCTGTGATTATGGAAACTCCATTGGCAATATTGACAGTGACCAACACTGCCACTGTGGGTAGTTTAATTGTTGGTAACATTGACAGCACAGGTTATCAATTTGCTGTAACAGGCAATGCTCGAGTTGGTGGTAATTTATTAGTTAATGGTAATACACATATTATCGGTGATGCAGAAATTGATGGAACACTAATTCCAAATGGTAATATGACATTTAATGGTCTAACAACATTTAATAATACAGCCACATTTAACAAACCAATATTTGTTAACAATACTGCTACATTTACCAAACCTTCATTCTTCAATGATCGTATCATAGGTGGTGATATGCTTTTAACTGATGGATTGACCATAGGTTCAAATGTCCATTATGGTGGTTTAGTTGTTAACGGAACATCATCAGTTTACTATGGTGATTTATATGTTAGTGATGGAAAAATTTATGTTGGCACAGAACCATTACAAGATCCGGCAATTTATGGATTACCAGCAGGTAGTCCAGGATTTCCCACTAAAACTCATTATGAATTAGAAGTAAGAGGAAAAGATAATAATCCGCCTGGTCCAACTCGAAGCAGCAATGATGCATTATTAGGCAATGCTTGGGTCAATGATACTTTAGAAGTTGGTGCAGATTTCACTGTTGGTCAAGATGTAACTATTAATGGTGGAAGAGTAGATGCTCCTCGTCTAGGTGCAATTTTTGCACCAAATAGTGTTAACTTCATTCGAGGATTAGTAGTTGACAATCTAGCATATCCCACTACCAGAGGATATGATGGTCAAATTTTAGCCACTGATGGAATTGGAAATGCAAGATGGGTTAATCCACAAACTGTGGTATCTATCAGTGATTATGGAACAATTACAGGTGGTCCTCCACAACCTGGACCAGAAAGATTAGTTGGACCTAGAGCTTATATTAGTAGTCCATATGATATATTTTGGTATGCTGAAAATAATAAGGTATATATTGATTTAAGTTCACCATCTAATGATTTTACGCAAGGTGATATTCAAATTGAACGAGGAACATTATGGGATTTTACCAAACTTACTTCAACTTGGTATGAACTTATAATCCACCCAGCTGCACCATATTATCCACCTACTGATAAAGTTACGATTAGGATACCTGCTAATAGTTTTCACGATGAATTTGGTAGAGCTAATCCATATGAGGCAGTTCAATTATTCTATTATAGATAAACAAGGATTTAAAGATGACACAAACACAAAAAACACCAGTAGTAGCATTGAATACACAAACAGGTAAAATAGTTCTCAATATTCCACCTGTGGTATTTTCTACTTCAACTCAAGTAACAGGATAATATTATGCCATTACAAATTAGACGCGGATCATTAGCAGAATTAGGGACTATAACGCCTAGTCTAGGCGAACCTATCTATACCACCAATACTAATCAATTATGGATTGGTGATGGTGTCACAGTGGGTGGTCGTTTATTGACATCAACCACTTCTAGTTATGCAACCACTGCTACATCATTGGATTTTAATGGTGTTATTATTGATGCTAATAAATTTAAGATTCTAGATGTTACTGCTGGTTATAATGGAAATCAAATAGCCATTGGCACATCTGCGGGCACTGTTGATCAACATGATCTAGCCATAGCCATTGGTCGAGGTGCAGGTGAGAATACTCAAGGAACATATTCTATTGCAATTGGTCAAGGTACCGCAGCACTGAATCAAGGTCAAAGTGCTTTGGCTGTAGGTGATGCTGCTGCCTATGAACATCAAGGTCAATATGCCACAGCTCTTGGTTATACTGCTGGAAGAATATATCAAGGTCAGTACGGAATAGGAATTGGAACCGCTGCGGGCTATGATACTCAAGGTTATGCAGCCCTGGCCATTGGTCCAGGTGCCGGTCAAGATCATCAAGGTCAATATGCAATAGCAATAGGTACTGTGGCCGGAGATACCAATCAAGGTGAATATTCGATTGCCATTGGCACTGGTGCAGGATCAGGTTCTCAACCAGCTAATAGCATTATTTTAAATGCTAGTTCTACAGGATTTACCGGCAGCAATGCTGGATTCTATGTCAAACCAATTAGATCTGATTCTTCACCAAATGATGTAATTTACTTTAATCAATTAACCAATGAATTAACCTATGGTTCCTTGCAAATTGGTTATACTGGTTCCATTGGAGCACAGGGTAGTCAAGGTGATACTGGCATGGGCTTTATAATAGCCAAAATATATGCATCGGTGGCCGAACTAGAAGCAGATACAAGTCCCACAGGAATTTTACCCGGACAATTTGCTATCATTGAAACAGGTGATCCTGAAAATCCAGAAAATTCTAGATTATATGTATGGACTGGTACTAGTTATGTTTATACCAGCGATCTATCAGGTGCGGTGGGTATTCAAGGACCACAAGGCTACCAAGGTGATCAAGGTAATCAGGGATATCAAGGTGATCAAGGCTTCCAAGGTTATCAAGGTGATATTGGTTATCAAGGATATCAAGGAGATCAAGGAAACCAAGGCTATCAAGGAGATATTGGTTATCAAGGATATCAAGGAGATCAAGGTAGTCAAGGCTACCAAGGTGATCAAGGTAATCAGGGATATCAAGGTGATCAAGGCTTCCAAGGTTATCAGGGCGATCAAGGATATCAAGGTGACCAAGGTAGTCAGGGATATCAAGGTGACCAAGGTAGTCAGGGATATCAAGGAGATATTGGCTATCAAGGGTATCAGGGCGATCAAGGATATCAAGGAAACCAAGGCTATCAAGGTGACCAAGGTAGTCAGGGATATCAAGGAGATATTGGCTATCAAGGGTATCAGGGCGATCAAGGATATCAAGGTGACCAAGGTAGTCAGGGATATCAAGGAGATATTGGCTATCAAGGGTATCAGGGATACCAAGGTAATGATGGTGCTCAGGGATACCAAGGTAATGATGGTGCTCAGGGTTTTCAAGGTAATCAAGGAGATACAGGCTATACTGGTTCATTGGGCAATCAAGGATATCAAGGTAATCAGGGATACCAAGGTAATACTGGTTATACCGGCAGTAATGGTGCTCAGGGCAAAACTGGTGCAAATAATAGTATATATGATTATAAAGCTAAAACCAATAGTCAAAGTGGTAATCCAGGTAATGGATATGTGTTATGGAACAATGTTACACAATCATCAGCTACACAATTAAATTTTAGCCATATAGATAACATCGGTGATGACATCGAATATCTATTAGGATTTTTAGTTACTGGTGATGTTATTAGATTACAATCACAAAACAATAGTGAAAATTATCAAATATGGACTATAAATGGTGGAGGAGTCACTGTTAATACCGGAAGTTATGTTGCTGTTTCAGTGACTTTAAACACTAGCACATATTCATTTAATAACAATGATAATACATTGGCTATTATAAGAGCAACTGGAGTTACAGGTTATACAGGTAGCATTGGTTATACTGGTTCATTGGGCGCACAGGGTTTTCAAGGTAATCAAGGTGTTCAGGGATACCAAGGCTTTACTGGTTATACTGGTAGTTTTGGTTCACAAGGCAATCAGGGTTACCAAGGTAATCAAGGCAATCAGGGCTACCAAGGCTTTACTGGATATACTGGTAGTTTTGGTTCACAAGGCAATCAGGGTTACCAAGGTAATCAAGGTGTTCAGGGCTACCAAGGCTTTACTGGATATACTGGTAGTTTTGGTTCACAAGGTAATCAAGGTGTTCAGGGATACCAAGGCGATACTGGTTATACTGGTAGTTTTGGTTCACAAGGCAATCAGGGTTACCAAGGTAATCAAGGTGTTCAGGGCTACCAAGGCTTTACTGGATATACTGGTAGTTTTGGTTCACAAGGTAATCAGGGCTACCAAGGTTACCAGGGTAATTTGGGTTATACTGGTAGTTTAGGTAATCAAGGAAGTCAAGGTAATCAGGGCTACCAAGGTAATCAAGGTGTTCAGGGCTACCAAGGCTTTACTGGATATACTGGTAGTTTTGGTTCACAAGGTAATCAGGGCTACCAAGGTTACCAGGGTAATTTGGGTTATACTGGTAGTTTAGGTA